CTTGAAGCCGATTGAGGAGTGATAGGCTTGGAGGTTCCCCATCTTGCTTGAGATCGCCAAGCTGGATTATGAACTCAGTGTAGTTGCGGCAGCCGCTCAATTCTACACTTAGGGCGTCCTGCTCATTGCTTGTGATTTCCTCTTGGTGGCGAAGGACGCGGGTCATGTAATTGATCGTGTCTGGACACGAGCGCATCAACCATACATCGCACTGAAGTCCATTTCCGTCAGCGCAGAATACAAAATCTGCATCGTGGAAACAAAGTTGTCGTACATCGTAATCTGGATTTGTGATCATGGCGTCCGTCCCCATGAATAACATCCAGTCGTTTAATGGTAGGCTCTTGAGACTCTCTAGCCATGCCTCGGGTCGCTGCCAGCAACTCACTGGCTCCTGGTGTTCCCGGACGATCAAACTTATGCCGTGGCGCAAGCAGTAGGTTGTTTTACTGGGGAGCGTTGCATCAGCTAAGTCGGAGTACGCCTGGCTGTGCATAGTCAAGAGAATCATTTCAGTAACTCCTGGAGGGCGCCTGTGGTTTTCTCTTCGCGATCACCTCTTTGATGAAGGCTTCCATTTTCTTGTGCGGCCACGCCTCGATGATGTCGTGACAGTGCTGGCACGCTCGCGCGGCCTCTTCCCAATCCTTTCGCGTGACGAGGAACCGGCTCTTTTTTGAGTGCGCCCAACCTAGATACACAATCCTCCAACACCCCGGCAGCTTAAGCTCGCACTCCTTGATCCGCAGAGTCCGATTGAGCTTGTGATTTACGGCCTCGCGCTTCTTTGTTCGCTTACCCACAGGGAATCCATTGGCGAAGCGTCGAACCGGCTCACGCTTCGGTTTCGGAAATACTGGCATCGGCCGCGGCCGGATCATGCTCATAGAGCGACAATGCCCTGGTAATGCCCGCACTGCATACACTTGCCCGTGGGAAGAACCATCGTCTCATGACAATTTTCACAGCGCCGTAGCTCGCATTCTTTGCCGTGGACCTTTTGGAGTTTCGCCTCTCGCTCTGGACTGCGTTTGCAGGTCCACATCATTCGGAAGAAGCCGGGCACAATGACGCCCTGCGGGACGTAGTGGGGTTTGTCGCCCACTACGTCACCGCAGTTCACGCACTTTTGCTCTGTCTCGCTGGCTGGCATCAAGCCTCGTCGGGCTTCTTCTCGACGGCGACGATCCAGCCATCGAGGTGCAGCATGTATTTGCCGCCCTGCGCGATCGTGCGCTCGATCAGATGCTTGATCTGATGGGCCTGAGTCAGATCAACAGACTGATACCCTAGCGCCTTCTTCAGCGGCCAGCCGGCTTCGATGAAGGGTTTGATCCGCTTCATCTCCTCGGCATCGAGCAGCGACAACTTCATGATGTCCTTCGAGGGCAGGGTCTCTGCGGCCTTGATGGCGAATCCAACGCCCAGCGTCTTATCGATGCGGGTCGTGGCCTTGGTGAATTCCTCGGTCTTGGCGTCCTCGGCAGATTGCTGCCTCTCGGCCTCCGTGGTCGCCTTGTGCAGAGTCTTTTTGCCCGCTGCAACATCGGCGGCAGCCTTGGGGTTCTTTTTCTTGAGCTTCCGGGCTGCAGCAACAGATCTTGGGGAGACCTTGAGGGCCTTCGCGGCTTTGGTTACTTTCGCGCCCTTGGCCTTTTTCGTCTTCCCGCCTTTCTGCGAATTTGCAGTTCCGGCAGCGGCAGCGGCTTCTTTCTCCGCCTTCTCGGCCGCTTCCATCTTTTCGACCAAATTGGCCGCGAGCATGGACGCCTGGCTGGGCGTGAGATTGCGGCGGGCGAGGTTCTTTTGGATGATGAATCCGATCGGGTCATCGCCCCTGTACTCCTCGAACATATCTGGAGTGGGTTTGATGCGTGCCTTTTTGAGGCCGGTATAACGGTTGTTGCCGTCGAGGATCTGGCCGTCGAGGAGCGTCATTGGTTCACGCTTGTCGTAGCCGTTCATTTTCAATCCAGTCACGAGTTGCTCGTAGGCCGGATCTTCCATTGGAGGAAACAGTGCCCCGAGAGGGTGCGGCTGTAATTTACTCAGGTTCGGTTTTGTTCTCATAGGTTCAGCTTTTCTCCTTCGAGTTTTATAGCGGCGTCCAGAAGGAGAAGGGCGTCGCAGGTTTTTAACGTTACATTCAGTTTTGGGAATCGGCGCTGGGATTCTTCTTTGAGGCGGTTCTTCCAATCCCTCTTGGCTTTGGCGTTATGCACCCTGGCGGCGTCGAGTGCAACCTTATTTTGCACCCGCCACGCAGTTTTTTGGGCTGGGTTGAATCCCTTGGGCATTCGCGGAGGAGAGATGCGATCGCTCTTTCCGAGCCCTAGCTCTTTTTGCCAGGACCGGGGAATGATCTCGATGACGCGGATACCAAGCATTTCCAGGATGCAGCCTGGACGCTCGACCTTGCGGCCGTACTCGAACATCATCGCGGCCCCGCCGTCAGGGATGAAGGCTGCGACTTTTTCCATGTACGCGATCGGGTCCACGGCCTCGTAGAGCGTTTCCTTGATGAGATCGATGGTGTCGCGCCGAGTCGCAGGCATGGGCTTCACAAAAGCCCCGTGGCGGTTGCTCCAGGCCACGGCGCCGCTACCACCAGGGTCTACCGCAACAAACGTCCTGGAGGTCATGCAGCGGCTTCGGCGATGGCAAATAGATCCTGCTCGCGGATTACGACGATCTTGCGACCGTAGAAATCGAGATCGGTGCGGAGATTTGGTGGTAACATCACGAGGTCCCCCCTCTTAACGATGAATTTGAATCCAGGCAGTCCCGAGCCGAGCACCATTACCCTGGCCCAGTTCGATGGCCGACGCGCGCTCTCGGGGATGAAGACCGCGCCTTTTTGTTCATCAACAATTCTTTCCACGACCACGCGGTCGCCAATGGGTGTCAGTGTCATGAGTCAGTCCTTTCGTATGGTTTTATGCTGAAGACGCAGATATTGGACGGCAAGCCCCACGATCCCGCCTTGCTGACGTAGGTAATCCGTCGCAGGACTTCACGGCCAGTGTACGCGCGCTTCTCCGCGGCCTCACGGCCGACGCAGGGTTCATTTTCTTCGTACACAGCCGGGTTCCACTCGCGCAAGACCACATCGTCACCCTTGGTGAATTCGCGATCGTCACAGTTACGGATCTCGTGGCACTTGGCACCGGATTGGACCTGGGCAAATTCTCCTGGCCAGGATTTGAGGTGGTGAGTCATATTCGGTCTACTTCGGGTCGGTTGATGTTTGGCGATATGTTGAGTTTTTCCGGCAGCGGTATTGGTTTCGGAAAGTTGACGACCTTAGGCTTATCCTTGTTCTCTTCCCTTTCATGGTGCGCGGCTACAGCGGCATCAATGCGTTCGCGGTCGAAGTGTTCGCCACAGACAGAGCACTCGTACGTCTCCATCTCCTGGAGCTTCTCGTATCCCTTAACCTTCACCTTTGTATTTGACGGGAAGTGAAAGGTTAAGGCTTTGCAGGTGCAGACGAATCGATAGCCCTCGCTGTATTTTTCCTGGGCGGCCTTGTCACGGCGGCGCTCCTTTTTGTTTAGGATGCGATTGCCAGTGCGGACACAAGCCCCTGTCTTCGTGAGCGCGTAATCGGGTTGTCCAGGGATGGGGCCGCTGCGCCACCGGATCATGCCGTCATGTGGATCGTACGTCTTCGGCAGAATCGATGGCGCATCACGCTCCTGTTTCCGGGGAGCCCGGTAGGCGCCGCGTGCGTAAGTTGTCATGGTATCGTAGGCGGCAGAAGTTTCAATTCAATGAGGAGGTTTTTTATAGCCGCGATCTCCGCATTAAAAAACTTTGCGAAGTCGGTATTTCCCTGCAATGGAATAAACACTTCCCTGGTATCTTCTTCGGAAGTAAATCGGCCAACCCTGATGACATTACCGCGCCTTTCTTCATCCCAGAAGGATTCAACTCGAATATCTTCAGGTGCCTCTACGCCAGCAGATTCGAAGGCACAGACTCGAAGATCCTCTCTAGGGACCGCGGTCCTAAACTTAGCCGTCATGCTTCCTCGGGTGCGGATCGGATGCTGAGTTTTGGAGTTCCTGGTTTCAGGCTGACAACTTCATCGCCGTGGCGGTACACGATCTCGCCGTTGGCATCGACACCGATCTCGTCCTTGAGGGCCAGGAGTTTTTCGATGACGAAGGTTTTCGCCGCTTTCTCTTTCGGCGACTCCTCCATGCGCTTATCGCGAGCTACCACATATTTGTCGATAAGCTTATCCAGCTCAGGAATCCGTTTTTGACCTACGCCAGGTCCTTCCATGCCTTCGAGATCGGGTTGTTTTGCCATAATTGTAAAGTGGTTGCTGTCGTTAGGCCACGGGTTGAGCTGCTGGCACGTCGGCTGTCTTCTTCACGGGCCACTTATCCATCTCGTCGGCCCATTTCAGGGCGAGCACAACGGCTGCGGAATCGTGTCCGGCGATTTGCTGATTGCGGCGTGCCCAGTCGCGAACAGTCGCGGCTGCCGTCTGATCTTGCGCGCGAAGGATGAACACCGGCTCATCGGCTGGGATCTTCCCTTCAGGGTCCTGGATGCGGTTGTAATCTGCTCTGGCGTGTTTCATTGGATTTAGGTCTCGGTTTGGTTTCTTGTTCGATGTAGGCGTGTAAAATTTGGTCGAGGACGTGGTTCCTTACCCGGCGCAGGTGCTTGCAGCGGAAAATGTCGTAGGGACATTTGACGGCCTTCCAGCGAGGCTTTCGGAGTCCGATAAAGTTCCAGCAATCACATTCTCCGAGACCCCCAAGAGCAAGGATGTCCACGTGGTAATAATGGCCTGGGTTAGACTCCGAGGAGCATTCGTATAGCCCCCGTCCAGTGCGGACGACCCGCATCCCTTCCAGTGTGCGCTCTTCAATGCGATCATTGCCAGAGGATTTCCGTTTTGATTGCGCAGCCATCAGCCATGCCTGCAGCGTGAACGACGACCTTGATGGCTCCAGCCAGATCTGGATCGGAGCACGGGGTCTTGAGGTATGGATTCAAAATAATTGAGATCGCGGCCTCGGCCGGCTCCGGTTTTCCAATGGCGTAGCGCGGTGACTCTTTGAAGCATGTCTCCAGGATCTCGTTGAGCATCGTCTCGATCTCGGCCGTGTCCCAATTCAGATTCGGTTTGAAAGGTGTGGCGCGGCGCTCCCCGTCTGGATCTTTGGGCTCCAGGAGATCGATGTCTACGGTGTGAGTGATCTGGGCCAGCCCCGCGTACCAGAAAATGGCTTTGAGCGCCCAGATTACAACACCCTTCTTCCCGATGAATCGACCTTGGTCCTGGGCATTGACCTGGATGTGAAAGCAATGAGCGGACTCGTCCCAGTTGATGATGGGATCGGTCGTCTTTCGACCCACGCACGCGATAATTGCACGCAGTAACTTTTCGAGTTTCGGATTCGGCATTGGTTAGGTTCAGTGAAGCTCGGTTCACTACTTCACTCGTTGAAGGTTGGGGTGTCAAGTTCACAATTCTCCTTGAACGTTTCGGGCGCGGTCTTCGAACCTTGTATACTCCTTCAAAAACGTGAGGAAGATCTCGCCAACTGGACCGTTGCGCTGCTTGGCGATAATGAGTTCGGCTTCACCAGCCTTCTCGGCACGAATCTCCTCATCATCCTCGTAAAGCTCGGCACGGGTCAAAAGACCGATCATGTCCGCGTCTTGCTCGATCGCACCAGATTCACGGAGGTCGCTCATGCGGGGCTTGCCGCCGCGACGACCCTCTGGTTGTCGATTTAACTGTGCCAGCACAAGCACTGGAACACGAAGATCTTTGGCGATCCCTTTGAGGGCGCCTGAGATGTACGCCACCTCCGCCTGCCTGTGGTCGGCTTTGAATCCTCTGGCGGTGACGAGCTGTAGATAATCGACGATAAAGAGTTTAATGTCGTGCTTTTGTTTCATCCGGCGCGCGGTCGCGACCAAGGCGTCAATCTGAAGCTTTTGATCATTGATGTGGAGTTTTGACTCGGCGATTTTTGAAGAGGCGGAGGTGAGGGCCGGGAAGTCGCGCTCAGATAGGAAGCCGTCTCGAACCTTCTGTAAATTTATACGTGCCACTGAGCACAGTAGGCGCTGCACAAGTTGCTCCCTGCTCATTTCCAGACTGAATACGCCAACCGGGAGCTTGAGGTTGATGGCTACGTGCTCGGCGACATTCATAGCCCATGCCGTTTTTCCCATACTGGGTCGAGCCGCAATCACAATCATTTCCTGATCCTGGAGGCCGCTAGTCATCCGATCGAACTCGGCGAATCCGGTCGCGATGCCGCTGACGGCGCCTTTTCGCTCGTAGAGTTGTTCAATGACCTCGATAGCGGCCATCACGTCTTCTTTGATGTTGGCTTCGCGGATTCCTTGAAATGGGCGGATACTCAGGATATTGCGCTCCACTTCTTCGAGGAGATTGTATGTCTCGTCCTGCTCCTCAAAGGCGCGACGCACAGCCTCAGTGCATCCGGCAATGACTTGGCGGAGGATGTATTTGTCGCGGACGATTTCCAGGTAGTAGATCACATTTGCGGCTGTCGGAACAAATATGAATAGGCTTGTTATTACAGAAGCGCCACCCACGGTGTCGAGAATCGATCCGCCTGCGCTGCCTTTCCGATCGCGCAGGATCTGCGTGAAAGTGATGAGGTCGATTGCGTGATTCGCCTTCCATAACTCTACAAGAATGAGCCAGATTGTCTGATGCGCGGGGACGTAGAAATACTCTTCGTTGAGACCAAGCTCGATGAGTTCCGCGATAACATCACGCGGGGAAATCAAGCATGAGCCGATCACGCCCTGTTCCGCTTCAACGCTGTGCGGTAGCGTCCGGTGTATGTCCTCGCTCTTGGCCGTGAATGAGTCCTTGTGGCGCTCGTTAGGCCGAGATTTATGGGCAGGAGGTTGCTTACCGGCCTTGCTTGGGTGAAGAGGCTTCGAGTGATGCCTCATCGGTAGCAGAGTTCAAAATCAAATCGAGGGATGGTGTAGATGCTGTGGTCCTCGCAGCGGACCAGGCGCTTAGTTTGTTCTTCCCAGCGTTTTTGTAGCTCCTTGAGGATCTCGCGGCGTTTCGCGCCCTGGGCCGTTTCGAGAGCAGCCGTCAACTCCGCTTGGGTTTTGTTCCAGAGAATCATGATTGTGCGAGGGTTTTCCTGTCTTGTATAAACTCAGTTTGAATAAATCCGCGGCAAGCCCTGTAAGGTAGGCCGCGGCACAATTCCTGATACTGGGGTTTAGTTTTCAGCCATTCATCCCAGCCGCGTGGAGCCGCGGCACTATTTGTGTGAGAGGTGCTGTTTTGCTCTTTGCGATCGTCATGGTGAGCCTTCCATGTGTTCAATGCAGACTTCCAATTCACCATCGGCATCCGACCGACTTTCCAACCTCGGGAATCGTGCCAGTTGAAAAATTTCACAGCCTCCCGTTTATCGAGCCCGATCTCGATACAGCGTGCCTCGACTTCCTTGATGGATGGTGGCGTGAATTTCTTCCTCCCTTTTGATCCATTCAGTGGGAGATCGCCTACCAGTTCTGAAGCATTTCCATTACCAGTTCTTAAGCATTTGGGTGTCAAATCTCCACCCCCTGGTTTTTTGACAGGGTGGACCACCCTATCACTGGTGACAGGGTGGAAGTCTACGAGGTCGTTAATATCCGGGTGACGACGCAATCGGACGACGTGACGAACACGCACAAACCAACCCACAACTTTTCCTGTGGCCTGCTCGACACGTTTAATGTTTTCAACGAGGCCAGCTTCGACTAATTGAGCCTTAGCTCGCTGGGTTTTACTCTGACTCCATCCGAGAGCCCGGCTCGCGTAGCCAACTGTGCATTTCGCTTGGTCGGTGTTCTGCCATCTCGCGGTGTAACAAAAGAAAGCGTAGAGCGCGATACAGGCATCACAGTTCTCCATCTTCATGAGACGGTCGAAGGTGATTTTGGTGATACCAAAACTTGATGCGTTCGGGTCTCCGTAGGCTGCCGCTTCATCGTAACCAGGGGCATATCCTAAGGGTGGGTGATTTTGTTCGATCGTGCTCATTCGCATTTCTCCTGCCAGAATTTATTCCAGATTTCTTCGTCTTGAGCCATGCCAGGAACGTAAGTGATACCGTTCTTATCGGCCCATGTTTTAACCGCGTGACAATTTGCACATCGTAGAACGCACTTGCCAGATTCAATCTCAGTGAGAATGCGTCTCTGGCTGGAGCGAATTGACGAGATTGAGGCGGTCTTAGGTCCCTCGTGATCGAACTGCAAGGCACAAGGGTTGGCGTTGTATCGTCGAACTTCACGACGATCTGGATCGAGCATGATCCTCTGGTAAGATCGCTTTGCTCCCGCCTTTTTAAGGATCGGGTTCGGCGCGGCCTTGAACCTGGATTTACAAGAGGGTTTACAATAGACCGCATTGTAACCCATTGGCTTCGGTCGGAATTTAGTGCCGCACTTGCATGTGCGGAGAGTTTTGTGAGCGTCGCCTTTTGGTGGCGAATCCTCCAGGGAGATCACTTACTGACCTCCAACCGCTCAGTCCCTCGCCCTGCCCCTTTTGAGGACATCTCGAAATAGGCTCTGGCGGCGCCCAAGACGAGGGACGGAACGGTTGTTAATGGAAGCATATTGCCAGTTTTCAGTTTGCGCAACAGGCTTTCGAGTTCCGAATCGCGCACAGGGAGTCAGCCAGAAGCTGTAACTGGTGTCAAACCTTTTTTTGCTGAGTGATGCACTTGCACTCGTTGCACCATCGATTGATGAGCGGGTCCTCAGAATCCTGGACGTGTGGAGCCCCGCATGGGCACAGGTAATGGCCATGGGGCTGGCGCCGGGCCTCAGAGGAGCTGGAGTCAATCAGGGACCTGCCAGCGGCCTTCCTGGTTCGCCTGGTGGCCATGTCAGCTCTGGATGCGGTTCAGGAAGGTCTCGCAGGCTTTGGCGCGAGCGTAGAGATCTCCGTTGCCGAATGTGAACAGGGTCGTGTTCCCGTCAGCTTCGAGCTTGGTGCAAATTATCTGCACGGACGAGACGTGTTCACTGAGCTGGACCACGTGCCGGGCGATCATTTCCTGGACACCAGAGTTAATTTCTTCCTTCGACAGCGCAACTCCATGGATGCCGCCATTTTGTTTTACTAACTTCTCGGCCATAAGATAGGTTCCTGTTTCAACTATGGAGCTTGCGCTGAAGGTCGCGAATATTCTTAACAAGTTCCGTTTTCATGTTCACGGCAAAGCGTTTGTTCGGTGTCACGAGCCGACAATCCCCGCCATCGATTACAGTGACCTCGTAGAGCCTCCAGAAGGGCGCTGAGTGTCGGTCATGGATCTTAATACTAATTCGATCCCCGACCAGGAGCGGGTCATGCTTTTGTTTTGGGTGGCGAGCTACGATCTTTGGCAGCGGCCGGTACGGTGGAGCTGGCGGCAGTTCGTTACCTGTCATCGAAGGTGATCTTTCTCATTTGGGTTTGGATCTCATCGTTGATGGCTTTGTTCACGGTCGGGGATTGAAAGATCTTGGAGAGGTCGAGCTTGCCGACATCGGAAAGGCCGAAGCTGGTGGGCACGATCAGTTCCAAGCTGAGGCGCGTGAACTCACCCACGTTTTGACTGATCGAGACGGAAGTAACAACCGCTGCCTTCTCGTCGCCATACTTGAACACTTTGCCGAGTTGGACGCCCATGTCAGTCCTCCAGGATGATAACGCGAGGCTTTGTGGGCGCGATCAACAAGGTCTCCTTTTTGGGCGGCGGCTTCGGCTGTGAAGTGGGTAAAGCAGGCGCCCTGTTCAAAAGTGCTGATATTTGCCGGGCAGTGAGATTGCCGGACGTAATATCGTCCATCAATCTCGCCATGAACTCCGTGAGGTTTAGCGAGGGCTTGCCACTGGGATCAGGATCTGGAGTTCCACCTGCATTGGCGCTGACGTAACCAATGACGCTGCCATTCTGATCGCGTAGGAACTCGCCGCCTGGCGTCATCTGGGCCTGTCGAAGTATTTCGGCCTCTCGCGCAAACGGAATGTAATTCTTCAACGCCATCACGAAATCAGGGCTTCGCCGCATCTCCTGTTCGTCCACAGGAACGTCCTCGCTTTTGCCGTGGCAACGAAATTGGAACACAGTCTGGAGAGTCATCTCATTTCTGAATGCCCGCATGGCATCGACTGGCCGATCACAGACTGCGCACTTTGGGCGAATACCACGCCAGCGAATGTCTTCACCGTACTCGATAGATTGCTTCATTGCCGCTTCGCGTCTCCTGGACGCCGCTTCTATAATAATACGCCTCTCGGTAGGGCTAAGCTGTCGAACCTCAGCAGCTTCCACCTCCAGTATTTTCTTGCGTAGATCCCGCTCAAGCTGCTCAAGCTTGGCCTGCTCTTTTTGCCTCTTTGCGATCGCGAATTTACTGAAGGGCTGCCATCCCGCGACACGCTTGGGCACGAGCAACATCGAGTCACTAATCTCCAGGAAGTCGGTGTCCCCATGGCATTCGAAGTAAAACCCCTGTCTGGCCATAACGGGATCGTTGCGCTCGATAAACCGCCATTTCTCCACCTTCTTCTCGCACTTGCCGCAGTTGAAATTGATCACCGCACGCACGCGATCCCTGGGATCATTGTAATTGACTATTTGAGCCATATTAGTCGGGCAGTTTACGCAGTTTTGATCGCTCGATCCAGCGCGTCTTCAACTCGCGAGGCTTCGTCCCATCGTGATCAGCTTTACAGGTCTCGGGCTTATTGCTGGTGCGTGGGCGCACCACGGGCACGAGCATCTCCTCTCCGCGGGTCTTGAGACCAAGGGTGTCACTGACGACGCCTCGCAGTTTGAGGCCGGATTTCTCAGAGACGAAGACGACGCGATCGCCGGGTGCAAGTGGAGTACTCATTTCTGTTTCAGGAACAGGTTTGTTACATCGGTTTTATCGAACAGAGCCAATCCGCCCTTGAGTCCCCTTGACCAGATCTTCTCGTATTGGTTAAAAGGTATGTCCACTGAAGAGGACCTGGTCGCAACAAAGTCATCTTTGCACTGAGCCTGTAATCTCTTTACTTCTTCGGCGCTGAGATCTCGGAGCGTCATGGGAATGCGAATGGGATTGGTTGAGTGTCGCCCGCGACGTAAAGCGGGTGCTTAGGATGGCCCCTGGAAGTCCTCCCTAAGCAAAACAGTGGAACGTCAGCTTGAGCCATCATCACCTGAACCACAGATCCCCTGTCCCCGTGAGCGCCATGGGTGCCCCAGGCTGCGAGAACGATCCCGCCCCTGGCGTGACAGTGCCGGCCGATTTCGAGCAATCGTAGGTCATTTACGGCGCCTATCGGGTTCTTCTGGTTCTTCATCGCCCAAGGTTGAGTTGCTCGGAAGGCAAAGATGTTCATCATCACCAGCTTCCTGAAGCCCCACTTACGAGCAAAGCCGATACAGCGAGTGATTGTGGGATCGTTCTGGGTCTCATCCGCCGTCGAGGGATTGAGGCCGATCACGAGCAGGAACGAGCCCGGTAGCTTCGGCTCGACGGGCTCACAAGTCTCCCACTCCCGGATGAGCACGTAGCGGTAGCGACGGCAGGGTGAGAATTCGCAGACTCCGCTCCTGATCATAGCGACCTCTTTTCGAATTTGATCCGGTAACTCATACTCGCCTCCTCATGCACGCAGCAAGTAAACCGCCCGCCAACAAGTTCGTCACCGCCAACAATGCGGCCGGTATTTCGTTAGTTTTCACCCGGACATAAGCCATCGCGATTAAGCCAGTCATCACACAGAGGCCGAGCATGGCAGTGGCCCACAATGGTTGTCGTTGCATTGTCTGCTGTCGAAATGTCTCTAATGTCGGCTTGGCTCGCATCGTATTTCACCTACTTAACCAGCCTGGTAGCTCATTGCGGCTCCAGCGCGCCAGCGTCACGGGCGTACTCCATGAACTTCAAGATCTTGGCCTGTTTGGCTCGACTACGGTCAGGGTCGGCGCAGAGACCGATGATGCCGCGATTTTCGAGTATGGTGACGACTGCCATGAGATCGTTAATCTCGTGCTGGATACGCAGGCGCTCAGGCTCCGCCCCTTCGAAGGTTGGATCACGATCGTCGAGTCCGAATCGCAGAGCTTTATCGACTCGCTTGGCGATCTCGGCACATTCCTCGTTGAGGCAGATGAGTAGGTGTTCGGTTTCGGTCATCATACCGTTATGGGCGCTCCGCTCTCTGAAGGTTTTTCCTCACACGTGGGGCAATAAGGGACTTCCTCAACTTGGACCCTGCCGGACCCAGAGCAAGGGAATGGGCCGTCCCAGATTGGATGATACACTCGCGCGGCCATGATTACTCCGCAGCAGGTGTTGCATTGGTATCCGTCTTTGGTCTTCGTGTAATTAGCAAAGTCGCCAGCGACCCGCTTTTTTGTTAGTACCAAAGCGTTGTCACTCACGGCTTCTCCCTTCCCTCAGGCAGCGCCAGGTCAACAAAGGTCCAATTCACTGTGATAAACGGTGCCTCTACACCTTCTGGGATCTCGTCGAACGAGGCATGGCAAACCTCGAAGACGAAAGCGTTGCGGATGAAGTCGGTGTGAACTCCGAGAACGATCACACCCTCGGGCAGGTCGGCCTCGGGCACGCAGACGTAGGTCTGCAAGCTCTTGGACGCGAACAGGAGTTGTAGGGCGCGTTTGTGCGGGACCGCGACCAGCTTCCGACGATTTTGGATTTTAGACAGTTCAGGTTTGCTCATTTTTTTCCTCGGTAGCCTTTGCCTCATGGGCGTCGTAGGCCGCTTTGATGTATTGGGCTTCGCTGCGAATGCGTTCATCCTCGCTCGTAAGGGCGTGCTTAGTCTTCTCGTAGATGACCTTGATCTCGGATTTACTGAAGTCGCCCAGGGCCTTCCCGAGCAGTGATTTCTGCTTTACGTGCTGGAGCTTGTATTTCGGCAATGGCACCAGGACGGGATTAGGCTCGCCATGGAGTTGCAGCTCGGGCTCGGCCGCGTGAGGTAGTTCACTTGCAATCTCCTTGGCTGATTTAATCCCTGGGATCTCATCGGCCTCCAGCTCCAAATCAGAGAGCTTAACCCGTAGCTCTGATGCCAGGCCCAGGAGGCGACTCTTCTCGTGTCCAGTCGCGGTCTTTGCGTCCGCGACGTACTGATCAATCATGCGCTGGATCGCCTCCTTGTCCCTCGGATCTGGTTCTTCTAAAGCTGTTCTGACGAACTCTTCCCGTTCAACTCTCTCGGCATGAACGATGTCCTCAACCTCGTCTGGAGTGTAGATCCCGGCGATGAGACCCGGAGCAATGAGGCGCACGCCTTCGGTGATCACGCGCGCGGTCAGCATCTGCCTGGGGGATTGCTTCCAATTCACCTTGTCTTTTTTCTCGAACCCGGTCTCACCCTCCTTCTTTTTCCAGGACCAGGTAAGTCCCTTGTCCTCAGCGTCCTCGTATGTGCGCAGGATCGTTTCCTCGCCCTCGCGACTGAGATTTGCGATCGCGGTCATGATCTCGCTGACCTCAGTGTCTTCGGCTGACTCAAGCCTCCAGAGCAGGTCGAACCGTTTTATGGCTCTATTGCGTGCGGCGTCATCCACTTTGGTCTTGTCGGCAAACAGCGTGGCCGCTACAGCGTCGTCGGTACGGACGTGCCAGATAATTCCACCGCCCTTGGCCATGAACTCGCCCTGCATGGCGTCAGCGCGCATGGCGGGCTTGCCGTCGATCAGGTGATAACGTCGCAGGGCCTGGATCGGGTGCATTCCTTCGGCCTGACAGATCGCGAACAAACACAGGGCCTGTTCCTTTTTTGTGATGCCGAACATGCCGCTGGCAGCCGCGGATACCGCGAGCTTCTCCATGTTCTCGAATGAGATTTCGCGGACTGCGAGTTGTTGATTTTCTTCGGCCATAAATTTACGGGTCTGATTGTTCGTTGTGCGGGTTGAAATCTGGATTAGCCACGGCTCCATTGTTGCGAATGTCAGCCCATGACCAACTCTCGGCGCCTTCGACGTGAAGCGTGAAGCTTATCTCGCCTTCAGGTAATTCGGGATGGTTGGTGGCACGCAGAATGGATTGCACCTTCTCTGCGATCTCTCTTTTTTGACGGATGGAAAACATTATTGGACTCCTGCTGCTGCGTTGAGTTTGACGAGGCAGGCTTCGAGTGAGTCATCACTGAAATTCTGACACTCGGTTCTATCGAATCCCGGCTGGACCGAGATTACGTATTCCACGTAGCGCTCGTGAGAGATGTTGCCGTGATACCAGGCCGTTTCACTGATGGCAAAGGTTCGGCTCGGGAATGCGGATGCGAGTTGCTCTCGGACTGAGGTCGTGGTCATTTCTGAGGTCTCGGTGATTGGATGATTCCTTCGGCTTTCATGCGAGTAAGCTCGGCTCCATCGGCCCTGCGACGTTTACTGGCTCGCCTCTGGGCGATACGTCGATCAGTTCGAATGATCCAATGGTCAAATGCTGCTAAGAGGCTCATCGTTTCAGTCTCGGTGTTTTCGCTCTGGCGGCGTAATCAACCTTGGGCGTCGCGCGCACACCAGCCGGCTCAATACCAGCCTTCAGAAGATCTTTGATGGCCAGGTTCCTGGGAGTGAGTTCCACGCACTGGGGATGGGCGGCATAAAGCGCCTTGATGTCGAGAACCTCAATGTCCCAGTCCCTCCGTAAAGCCCCGCCAGTGGGCTTCTGAGCGACCGCCGCCGCTGTCACCTGCGCCGCCTGCTGTTCAGTGGCTTCTAACTGCTCCTCGGCGGCCAGGCGCTCCCGTAATCGTTTGCCTCGCTCTTCGTCGGACAGGTTTTGGAGTTCGAGTTCATTGTCTGGCTGCAGTACGATCGCGGCCAGTCGTTCCTGTTCTTTACGCAGGGCCTCAGCGGCCTCTCGGGATTTGCTCTCGCGATCCTCTTCGAATTGTCCTACGAGACGGTTGATTCGGCGCAGCTCGCCCTCCAGCTCTTTGACGTGCATAGCCGAGGTGGCGTCGATGTCGCGAGAGACTTCCAGGAAAGGTTTTTTGACCTCGACGCGGCTGGCCTCAACCAGTTTCAGGTGGCCCTTGATTGTGCTGGCGACAGTGATCGCTGAATCGCGGCCTTTCTCATTCCAGATCGTTTGGATCGGCTTTGCCTTCTCGATCAGCTCCTGTTTGATCCGTTGGCCCTCATCACTGATTGAAAGCGTGGGGGTTTCGGTGACGTGCGGGACTACGAGGAGTTCTTGCATCGGATTCAGTTCAGTTTCGGTTTCAGGACACCATTTCTCGATCCTCTGGGAGAATGTGTCAAGAACTTAATTCAGGCAGCGTCTTGTTGGCTCGTTTCCGGTGGCGGGGACAGGAGGCCGCGTTGCAGGGCTCGGATAGTGACAAAGGATTCAGCGTCATCCAAGTGATTTTGCTGATGCAGTTCATACCATACCCACTCCATGCGGCCGGTGCGCTTGTTGCGCTCCCAGCGCTTCACGCGCGAGTTCAGGTGTCGGGCGTACTGGTTATTCACCTGCGCGGTCACATGCCAGATCGTGGGCTCAGAAAAGCGAAGGCTGCTTTTGAGATCCAGGATCGCGTTCTTGGCAAAATTGACGAAGCGGGCGCGCTTGAAGGTCCGGTTCTCCCATTTCGTTCCAAGCATCGGATCACGAAATTGAACAACGGAGTATGGCCGGCTGACTCGGGTTCCGTCAGGCTGCGGGTGGTAGTAGTGCTTCGCGACCGGGCTACCCCAGACACCGCGCCAATCGTGCTCGATGATCATGGCGCCTACCTGGTTTGGCCGTCGTGCCATATCGAGCAGCACATCCTCGCCCAGGACACCATACTCTTTCTGTAGATCTTCGAGATCGGCCTCAGAATCTATTTTGTCGGCAAAGAGCAGCCAGCTCTCACCATAGGGCTTTCCTTTCGACGGCGGAGCGAAGCGCCGGATGATGACCCAGAAGCCGTTTTCCTGAACGTCCACGCCCATGATCGGGATCGAGCCGTCCTGAGGAATATTCTCGTTGTTGAATACTTCGAGTTTAACATCTTTTTGGTCGTACGCCTGAGACTCATCCCATGGCTCAGCCATCCAGCCGTTGATAAAATTTTGTAGCTCTGATCGAAGGCCCTTGGCGGTGAGGAACTGAATCGCGATCTGGGCGAAGCTGGTTTGCTGCGACAGGATCGAGTACAGCGAATTCAGGTGGTAGCCGTGGCGTCCGCTTTCCGCGCGCGGGTTGTCAGGTTTCCAGATCCCGTTCTCCAGCATCATCGGCCGCTCGAAGTTGTGGATCATCTTACCGCAGCACTGGGCCTTGTAGAAAGCGTTGGCCCGGACCTTTTGCATGTCCCAGAAGCCATCAGTCTTGGCCTCGTCCGGGTGCTCGTGCCACCAGCGCAGTCCGCACTCGCCATGTTTCTCGTTCAGGACTTTGAGTTTGAACAAGATCTCTTTCTCGCACCGCGGACACGGCAGCCAGTATTTGCGCTGGTCGGTTTTGAGGTACTCGACCCAGATCATCCGGTTCGCGAGCGTGGGCGAGGACGCTTTGACTGCGAGCGGGAACGGGAACGTTTTCTGGCGCTCTTCCGCGAGTTGGATCGTACCGGCGTCGAACTTCAGCTCGTCGTAATATTTGTCCACCTCATCCATCTGGATCAGACCACGGGGACGAGAGGAGAGATTCGTGGTCGATCCCGCACCGACGAAGTTCAGCACCATCGACAAGAAGTGCTGAGACGTGAAGCCCCAGAGGTGTTTATTGATTGCGCCCTTGGAAGTTCGAGGGACAAGATCTAGGACGGGCTTGCACAAGTGCACGAACGGTTGCCAGCGCTCCTTACTGAAGTCGCGGGATTGATCAGCGTTGCCCATGACCCACATCGCATCCTCCGCGTCTTTGGCGATTCGGTAGAGCATCCCTGCCGCCAAGAGCGTGGTCTTTGCCGCCTGAGTCGGGAAGACGAGAACGAGGTGACGAGTTTTCTTATCCCCGTAGCGCTCCAGGATCTCGCGCCCGTACGGGATATACTTCATCTGCATCTTGCCCGTGATGGCGCCGGTCGGGAGTTCGACATACTCCTCAACCCAGTCCACGACCGATTCCTGCCGGACAGGAGCGAATAGATCTGAGAGGACGAGTCGCACCTCTTCGATGCCGGCCGGGTTGAAGAGTGCGCTGGCGGCGTTCATTGGACAGCGAGTTTATTCAAGAGCGATGACAGGGACCCAGTTTGATGCTTGGCCATTGCCACGCATTGGCGCATCGTCAAGCGTTTGGCGCGGGCGCTCGGGATCGCGTTCTTGACCACCTTTACCTCGGACACGCCCTGGTATTTGCGATAACGGCTACTGATGCACATTAACCCCTGTTCGGGTAGAAGCAGTGGCTGGACCTTTTCGACGATCTCCTCCGGGACGAGAAAGTAGAAGAGGCGAGGGCGTGTGCGCTCCCAGCCCGTGCCCTCGAAAATCGAGCCGCCCTCCTGGAAACTCCATAGCTTTTTCGCGTTCCGTTTGAAGTCGGCAACGGTGCGCTTGATCTCGATCTCGGTGATGAAGCGCTTGGGCGTCAACCCGATCACATCCGGGGTTCCGCCCATTGAGATCCCGCGTTCGATGGCCACGATTGAGCACTGGGTTTTGTAGCGCAGCCATTGAACGGCGGCGGCCCGGAACATCCAGATTGTGTCAGGCTTTGATGGCATCGAGAGCTTTCCGGCCGATTCCTATGATCGTGTTTACTTCGGCCTCTAATATTCGAACGGCCGTCAACGCATCCTGGGGATTACACTGCGGTCCTGACTCCTGGGGCAGCTTCTTCAGCCGTCGCAAAACCGGGTCCATTGTGCGCCTGCACATATCGACCGCTTCCTGGATTGGGACTAGGATCTTCCGACGTTCCATTTCCTCGCGATAAGCTTTCTCGGCTTTGAGACGGGAGTCGATGGCTTTGTTGTGCTCGGAGAGTCGGATCGATCGGCTGCCAAGCTTGTGGACCCTGGCGTATTCGTAGTCCTCGAACGCGCCATCGGCGACCGCGATCGCGTTATTGAGGGCGTCGAGAAGAGAGTCCCCGGTCTTCGCTGGTTTCCTCGGAGTCTGAGGCCGGCCCTTCCTTTTGGGCTCGTCTGCAAATTTGCCGAGTTTCGACTTTGGGGCCTCGCGCTTGCGTCCTCTATTCTCTCGCCAGAGGTCCGCGGCCTTCAATGAATTTGTCGGGCACCCTTCCTTGACTAGCTTTGAAGCTCGGGGTCGCGAGACGCCCCAGTGGTTAGCGATTTCGGTGATCGAAGGCATTCGGTTCGGATTAAATCAGTGGACCGTTACGGTCTCTGCTCTTCATAGGGGGAATTGTCAACGCCAACGTACCCCGTAACACTATTTAATTTGGGGGTCCCACAAAAATCCGTTCTACACAGGCTCGGCTACCTGACAGGAAAACTCACGAGTAGATTCCTTCCCACCACCAGCGAATTCTAAACCTATGCAATATCAATCACTCGAAGCTGCGTTCACTGCCCATGCGGTAGCGCGTGATCTTAATCAGTGTTGGCCATGGACTGGCAGTGTGAACAACGCTGGGTATGGGCAGCTCACATACCAAAGCGTCAAGCACTGGGCTCATCAGCTCGCTTATACCCTACTGATCGGGGAGATCATTGAACGGGATGTCTGTCACTCATGCGACAACAGAGCGTGTGTGAATCCATGCCATCTGTTCAATGATTCGCGCAGTGAGAACATGAAGGATGCGGTTCGTAAAGGCCGAGTGAAGCTCACGCCTCAGACACTGGATGCGATAGAGCGCAAGAAGCGCAAGGTGAGGTTGAAGGCGATTGAGAAAGCAAAGCGCCTTACTCGCATGATCCTTGGGCATGAGCGTATACGTGATTCGATGGGACGCTTTGGTCATCAGGATCATGGACCCCGTACACGTAACGCCTTAGGCCAATTTGGCTCTACTCCTTCAGCACCTCGGAAGCGTGACGCGCGAGGCCGTTTTCAAACCCCTTAGATCAATCAACAACAACACTGAAAGGATAACATGAGCACTAAGATCGAGCGCGTGCCACTGCGCTATCAGGGCAATAACCCGCAGGAGATCAGGGTAGAAGCCGAGGTTGAATACAATCCAGGCGAGGGAGGGAGAGACTATCAGGAGTTACGCATCAGCTTCTTCAAAGGGGTTGATTCGAAACAGTGCGTTGCTGATGTCTTTATCGGCCTTAACGAGCATGGCGAGATCAGGATCTTAACGACTACGAATGGGGAAGGTGAAGGGGATCACTCGCTTGCGATCTACCCGCTACGCCCACTGGATCACGCATTCGAGCGGTTCTGACATCTATACGCACCCCTTCAGTACCCATGCTCATCTATCGGTGAGTGTGGTCATCTATACACATCAACAATGAAAGGACAGTATGACCAATCGAGAACAACTACATGAGCTGCGCCAAGCCTTTAAGGCCATTGAGGCCGCAGAAGCAGCGTTAGCCAAATACGAAGGCGTTGGCGCGCTCAAGGCAGACCAGAATTACATCGCCCAGCGCAAGATCTTACTGAAGGGCGAAATCACTCGCCTACAAGACAAACTGGCAGAGGAGCGGATCGCCGAATTGAATCAGATCACCACGATCGAGCAGGCGATCCAATTACTCAACGGGGAGAGACATTTGCCCCTGCGTATTCTGCTGCGCATAACCGAGAATGGACAATACGAGGGAGAAGTGGAGCACAGCTTCAGCTTGTCATGGGAAAGGGATCGGGTGGGGATTTACTGGAGTGGCACAGCTTACAACCTTCTTGGCACGTCCCAGTTAGATGCCATCAAGAACGCCGAGGGTAATGCTGCACGCAAGGATAACCCGTCATTGATAATTGTGTGTGATCCGCTCTCAACGGAATGCCCCGTGGAGGTGGACATCGTGACGTGGGTTAAGGCGTTCATGAGTCCAAGGGCGAAAAAGTTCGATAAACGAAATGCGCCAATGAAACAGAAAGAACACTATGAACGTCGCGCGCTACAAGGATAAACGCTTCGTTGTCACTATCGATCGCTCTACCATGGAGCGAGGCTATGTCCTGAGAACTATTGAGCCCGATGGCTCACATAAACAAATTGGCAAGCCCCTGAAGCGAGACGCATTTACGGCCGAGTTCGGGTTCGATCCGATCTGGCCACATCAACACACCAACCGAAAGAATGACCATGATCAACATGAATAGAATGAGTAACGTTCGCAATCCATACCAAGGGCGCTATAAGCGCGTGCTTGCGGTATGCTCAGCAGGGTTGCTGCGCAGTCCAACTATAGCGTGGGTGCTCAGTAATGACCCATACAACTGCAATGTGAGGGCTGCCGGGGCAAATGCAGAATACGCTATGATCCCAGTGGATGAAGCCCTGATAGCGTGGGCTGATGAGATTGTCTGCGCAGGGGGCGAGCATGGTAAATCCATCTGTGAAGCGTTTACGATCGATAAGCCTGTGCATTGCTTGAATATCCCTGATCAGTTCGAGTTTCGCAATCCTAAGCTCGTAGAGATCATCAACAGTGAGTTAGTGCGCGTTGGATTCAAGGGCACGGAGCCCATCTAGCGCAATGCGCCATGAGCGAGCACATTCCACTCTCGGCCTGCATTGAGCGCCATCTCTATGTGGTCCATGCCCGTAACTTCAGGATGGCTGTCTATCAAGGGAATAGCCTCTTCCTTGGGGTTAGAACCAAGTTCGGGGATCGCTTCTTGTTCCAAGAGGACCATTGGGATACAGGCGAGCCCCATGGGACAGTGAAGCCCATGCGAGATCTCGGTGAGATAGCGAAACACATCGAGGTCAGTGATGAGAGCGCCGCCCTATTGGCGCTTCTCCAGTAGGCGCATCCATCGACATCTATGCGTACCCCTCAGCACCCATGCTCGCCTATGCGTGAGCATGGTCATCTATACACATCAACACCAATGAAAGGATAACAATGGACACATCGCAATACAATGAACTCCGCGCTCTACGCGAGCTAGTCAGGCTGTGCATGGAGCAACACAAGTCAGTGGCTCCTTACACCGAGGGCATGACTATCAATTACTCATTGATTGAGCGCCTGCTTAAGGCCAGTGCAGAACAGACCGAAAGGGTTGAGCTGCTATATCAAGGTAAGAACGAGGACCGTATCATGGCCGACGCTGCCATTGAAGAGAATTCAGTTGAAGAGAATTCAGTAGAGAACAGGGACGGGTATCGCGAGATACGCATTGCCTGCTTTAAGCCCGGCCAAGATGCAGGCATGGACTGCATAGCGGATGTCTTTGTTGGACTCTGCGATACCGGCGAGGTCAGGGTACTGCTCAGCCTCGAAGGCGATGGCGATGCCCATCAGCTTGCGGTCTACCCCGAGCGCAAACGTAAGGATGCAGTGGAGGACTGGTCCTGAGTGATTCGATCTGGATATAACAACCAACCAATGAAAGGACAATAACACAATGACTGATGAATCGGATGGCACGAGCGAGCACGAGATTCGATTCTCTGACGGCATGATCGTCAATGGCCAAATAGTCGAGACCAACATTCGCATGATTAAACAATCGGACATTCTGAAGTGCCCGTTTGTGATCATGGTGGCCAGTCACTATCGGGAGGACGGCACCTGTAAATGCAACGATCCCGACGAACAACAACACATGATTAAGGAGTGGGGCTATAAGCCTCAGCACTTCATTAAGATTAACCAACGCTGAGACGACAGCTACTCAGTTCAACTTATCACCAAGGAGGTCAAGTAGTATGAACATCACTGAGGTAAAAAGGGGCGATACCGTCCACATGGCCAAGCGCGCCTTTGGACAGCGCCTGGTCTATGGCACTGAGAGTAAATACGCCATCAAAGGCGGAGAGAAAGCCGAGGTGCTCTACTTCGGAGACAAGACCAATATCGAGCTGAGAGTTGAGGGTCATGGCGTGGTAAACGCCTCAATCTGGGACATCACAGAATGAGTGATTTGAGAACCGATTCGTGTATTAACATGGGCTATGATCCCGCTCATGAGCCCCGGCCTCCAGCGCTGTGGCGCCTACTGCACGCCATGCTTCAACTCTACAAGCGTTACCATGCAGTAAAAACTAAACGCACACCTGCTGGGTCTATAGACCATGCAGGGTGATCAACACCAAGAAAGGACAAATGAATACTAATCGCACTAAGCAAACTATCCCACTAGCAGTACTGGCTGCTATTGACCACGTACGATCGATCCACCCCGAGGTGGATATGGTCGTCTTTAACACCCATGGCCATCACTGCTACATGGATGAATGGTTTGAGGCGCCTGCGTTTACGGGCGTCTACGATGACGACATTCTCCGGCTCGCCTCCAGCGCATCCTATGAAGCCGTTGGTCATCCAGCTATTTTCCAAGCCTACACCTCGGAGGACGCATGAGAGTCGTTACCGCAACACTACGAAAGACCCAGACCAGCGACGGCTTGTTCGAGATGCACGATGATATACCTCTAGGCAAGCAATACCGGGTGGATTTGGACTCGATCAAGGTCGAGCGATACTTCCACACTGAGAAGAAGGTTGAGCACTCCAAAGAGGTCATCCTGGACGTGGATGATAGTGGGACCCTGCCCACGGAACTGCTTTACATCCCAGGACACGAATCATGACGACGCCTGTACGTCCGAGACGCCGTGCCTTCAGTAACAAATACACCATCGGCTTCGAGTTCCGAGTACCTGTTGATCAGGCGGTGCTTAAACTCGAACCCAATGAGCAGGACGAATGGGCTGCACAACAAATCCGTAGCTTCGGCTATCGGCCTCAGATCTTCTGTCATGTGGACAAGATCTATGAGGGCAGCATGGTGCCAGTGGCATTCACAATAACCACATACCGATACAAGAAGGAAGGAATGGCAGCATTCAGTAAAAACAAGAAAGGACCAACCCAATGAGAAATCTAGTAGCTATTAAAATCGAACTCCAGACAGAATGGCCGCCTGAAAAGGTGCGAAGCGCGATTCAAGCAATGTTTATGAATCGCCGCCTTCCCGATGACTGGAGTCACATCAGTGTAACAGTTGAGCATCCGCGCTCTTGTTTCGAGCCAGCCAAAAGACGAATCTTTTTAAGTGGTCATTGAGCGCTATGCAACCAAGAAAGGAAAATAAATGAGAAGCACAACAGAGATCGAGGCAGAATCAGCCAAGCTCTACGAGCTGATGGCTAATAAGGATAGGTGGAACTCCAAGACCCTGCAGCAAATGGCAGCGCAAATCGAAGTCCTTGATTCGCGTATGACCTATGCTCAGATCGAGGCTAAGTGGTATCGCGATGAGACCGAGGAGGAGTATCACGATGGCGACAACAACCTTTACCATGAACTCGTCCGCACTGTGAACTGGATGAGGGGCGAGAAGGGCTACAAGGCGCCCTCGGAGGATGCGCTATGAGCAACGAGCCTAGGAACTTCCTGACGCCGAAGTAATGCGCCGAGCAATTCCGCCTCTACGCTCAAAGCCATCCAAATAAAGACAGCAAGCACTCTCTCGGATTCTGCGCGGACTTTCTTGATGAGTTCTGCATCCAATCTTTAGAGGCCGATGGCGAGCCGGAATCCGTAGGTCATTTACGGCGCCTGCCGTCCCGTAGGCGAATTCAACAACAAGGCGACACCACTATGAGAAAGGACGCACAACAACAATGACTCTGGAAGAAGTCAGAATTAAAACTAAGCCTGAGGGCAATATCATCAACGTTTTCTATAATCACGATTCGAAACTGCTCGTAGTGGATGTCGTGGCCAAAAACGAAACAGGCGGCAATGAGGTTCTGCGTCAGACGCTGAACTTCGATAAGCTGCTAAAACACACCAAGAAAGGCAAACAACCAAAGTGAATAAGGAGATCGAAAAGATCCTAAAACAGATGGAGGAGTCGAGTACAAGCTCGGGCCTGGCTGTAGCGGATCACATCCGTACCGTGGCCAGCAATGGCCGTGAATACAGCACGCCTGATGCTATTGCCGAAGAAGCATCAGCGGTGATCCAATGGGCCATGGCGCTGGATACGACGCTCCTGGATGCAGTCAGTCAGTCGAAGGCTGCGCTCGTGGGTGACTCCAATGATGCCGAACATGATGCTCTATTTGTGCTTATTGAAGCGCTCGGTTTTAAGGTGCCATGGTGTGATTGTGGTATGCCGGTCCCGCATGACCCTGATTGCCCGCAGAAGGCGTGGGAGAAGGGGGCTCAATGAGTCACATCAGCATTGAATCCCTGTATGCTAGCGGGAAGCATGTTTCACTCGTGTATTTCACTAAACGCGAAGAGATTAAGCTTATTGAGCCGAATCGAGCGGAGCCAGGCACGGCTATTAACCTTGGTGATGGCATTGTAGGCATTAGCGATCGTCCTTCCTAGCGATCAGGGATGTGATTACGGAATTGCGGGCTGTTTCGATTATCGCGTACCACGAGATCGCAAGCATAACCTGCTCGAACAGATCAAATCCTTCCGTGAGCCCGCGGCCGATCATGGTCGCGGGCGCAGCAACGATCGAGAGCCAGAATGTGCGATAGCTGACCACGTAATTGCTCTCGGGGTTAAACACGATCTTATTGATGCGCTCCATGCTCATGGCCATGGTGGGGCTGTCATCCAACAACACCGCACTTGTAATCCAGTTAGACTGCGCCATCATGCGGTCTGAACTGAACTCGTGAGTGGATTTCTCTACCCGGTCGTAAAGACCGACAAAGCCAAACAAGCACGGGCTGCGCGTCTCTGGGCAATTATGACCAGAGACCGTGACAAGGCCCGACTACGCGAGATCTGGTCTGCAATTTTGAAGGCCGAAGCGATCGAGCGACTCCCCCATGAACAGAAAATAACGGCCACGCCTCACATTCGAGGTGCTGGCCATGCTGCTAAGAAAGCAGGCTTTTAACCCCCAGAATGCAGTAAACCAACAACAACAGAAAGACACATGATAACAAGCAACCTAGTAGAGTCATTGAAGAAGTTCGGGATCAAAGCCGCTGCCTATAAGAAGCCACCGGCCGGCAAGGACACGTTCGTCATCGCGATCACGCCAGATAAAAAGGAGGGCGTGATCCAAGTCAATCAGGGCAAGGCCAAGGTCGAGGTCCATGGCAGCCTGAAGAACAGACAAG